AGAGGGTTTCTCTGCACTGATAGTTCCAAGGCTGTATCCCTCGGAGCTACTCGCACCCCATAGGAAACAGGTTTGCCCCATAGCATCCACGATGCTCTGTGCTTTTGCCTTGGCAAGGTCAAGTAGTCCACCCTTGCGTCCTTTAGCGTTGATCTTATTGACCAAGCTATGCAACGCAACCTTAGTGAGAGCGTGCATCACATCATCAGGGTGAGCGTAGAAGTAAAACGCTTTGCCGTTGCCCATATCGTGCAACTTGCCGTTAGTTCCTTCCCAATTATAGATACTATTGAAGAAGTGATTGATTTGTTTGATGCTTCCTTCGAGAAGGTAAGCATTGTTTTCGCCGAATGTTTGGTAGCTGATTTTGAGGTTTTGTTTCATTGGTCTATATTGCCTTTCTGTATTGATTTCGTCAAGGGTTATTTATTCATCGCCTCTTGGTGGATAGCTTCCACCTTTTGAGCGTGAGCGTCAAGGGTTGCGATGGCCTTGGTAGAGGCATCCTTTAGGTCTTGGCTAGCTTTGTTGAGGTTTGCGATCAGTTGTTCGTATTTGCTTAATTTCTTCATATAGGTAATCTATCACAGAATAGATTTTCTGCAACATATTTCTTCATTTAAATTTCATTGATAGTCAACAAGATACGCATGGACATACCCCTACCCCCTATTTTATATTCTTAATTTCTTAAACATAAAGGATGGCTGGCTTCATCGTGGTTTTGATTTCGCATATGGGTAGCCTATTTTTCAAAAGATGGATTGATTTTAATTTTCAATTAATGCGCGGGGGTACTATCTTCAATCTCCACACTATTTATAACTATTACTTATTTATACCTTATCTATATATACCCCCTACCCCTTTTCTTAAAATCTATTAAAATTCAAACTAATACAATAACCTTAAAGGTCAAAAATTCCGCTGGGCTATTTTTATTATAAAGTGTTTTTATATATACCTAAAACAAACTATGGAATAAGTTGAGGATTTACAGTTATATTATATTCTGTTCCATTTGGACTAAATGGGGGATGACCACCACCAAAATCTCCTAACGAATATTCTAAATACCAAATTGGTTTATAAGGAGGAGCATTTTCGGTATTAGTACCTGGAAAATTTAATATTATTTGTAAAGTTGAAAGAGCAGGATTTGTTGGAGTAAATGTCCATAATCTTTTTCCAGCACCAAGACTTATCACATAATTCATAATAACATTTACAGAAGGCTCTTGCACAAACGCAACAGCATTACCATAAGTAGCATAATCAAAATATCCATAAGGTATAGAGTAATTGCTTGCTTCTTGGAAAACAATAGATTTTAATCCTTCAAAAAATATAGGTTTGCTTTGAACAGTTCTTTTTAATAATGTATGTTTTTTACCAGATGGCATATTATTAAATTACACTTTATTAACTAGTGTAATCTATGTTATATGAAAATCAATTTAAAACTAATATCATTAATAACTATCCTTGGTAGTTTATTCTACTTTTTAGGTCATAAAAATAAAAACAATAACTCAAACGAGCCTATAGAACAAGTAACAATAATTGATAAAAAAACAAATAGCGCAAATTTACCAGCGCCCAAGGTTTATATTTCTGTTCCGCCAGCCCAAAATGGTTTAGGAGTAGGAAACAATTGGAAAAGTAAATGATTATTCAAAACAAAGAACTAGTAACTCCATTTATCAATAACAACAATATAATCCCCAAAAATTTTGTTATCTCTGATACTGATTATTTTTGTCCTACATTAGATATGGTAAATATAGAGTTATTTCCTAAATATTGGACATGGCTTCAATCATTAAAATTAACAAGATGGGTTCATAAATGGGATTGTGATAACTTTGCAGATGCTTTTAAATTATTTTGTTGTGGATATTATGAACAAGTTATTGAGAGTACTGCAAATGGAATAGCAGTAGGAGTTATTAACTATAAAGCTAATAGTAAAGCAGAAAATGGATTACAAGGTGGTCATGCTATTAATATAGTTTATATAGATAATGGCAAAAATGATGATGGATCAAATAATTTTTATCCAATTTTTGTCGAACCTCAAAATGGAAAGATATACAGATTAAGTCAAGAAGAGTTTAATAGCATTTGGACTGTTTATATATAATATGGTGTAATTGTCACCGATGGCTTATCTCAACGCAAACGTTCCTCCACTCGAATGTTATGTTCGAGGAAACTATTTAAGAAATCAAGAGGATAGTTTTGATAAGTATTATCCTTGTCTAGTCTTTGGCGTAACAAGTCTTCCCAGTCAAGTTCCTCTTTTTAATTTTCTTATGGAAGATGGAGGAATTTGGTGGCATGCTCCTATAAGTGCATTTTGTAGTAAACCAAATATAGAAGCAATAGATTTACATGAATTAGAATTATGGGATAGTTTTAGTTATCATATAGCAGTAACCAAGTTCTCAGTACTTCAAAATAAAAAAATGAAATATACTGGTCGATCTGGTAAAGAATATATGGGTCGTTATCTTTTTACATTAGATTGGGCTCATAGTGATTATAACGAACTTAACTTTGGAGTTAGCGAACATCCAGATCAACACAAAGCTGGTCATGTAATTCAATTAGATAATGGAAATTTTGCTATTCAACCAAACAACAGAATAAAAGTTTTTGATCCAAGCTTCGCAACAAAACCAAATGAAGTATTGTTGCATAGAAAAGTAAATAGTCATATCTACACTGTAGAAAACAGCCCGAAGTGGGTTGCAGAAGATAGTGATAGTTATGAATATAAAATAGAGGAAATAAAAAGTGAATAAAACAATAAACATAACAGAAAGAAACATTTTTGAAGGAGAAAAAGCTAATCCTCAAAATTGTGCAATCGCCAGAGCAATCAAAAAGAATATGAAAGGTAAAGTTACTAGTATTTCAGTGCTTCCTTCTCATGTTAATATCAAAATTAAAAATAAAGAATATACTGCAATTATGCCAAAAATTGGAGCAAACTTTATTAAAAGATTTGACGAAGGCCAAGCTGTTAATTCATTTTCTTTAGATTTGAAATTTAAAGAAGGTTTTTCTTTAATTTAATAAAATTTTAATTTTATTAAAATTAATTATAAATTAACACAATAGGGGTGTAATTATTTACAGTAAGTAAGATGTCTAAAAAAAATAAACAAAAAGAAGACAAGTCAACTCCAGTTCCTCAAAGAGATAAAATTGAAGGTTTCTTGAATATTCGCGAATTACAATGGACAGATAATCAAAAGAAGTTTATTCAATTACTTCAAGACAAGAATACCAAAATGGTATTTTGCAAAGGTCCAGCAGGAACAGCTAAGAGTTTACTTAGTGTATATGCCGCATTAAACGCTATAAATCAGAAAAAAATTGGTGAAATATTTTATATTCGTAATCCAGTAGAAAGTTCATCTCACAATCTCGGATTTCTTAAAGGAGACCTTCATAGTAAACTTGATCCTTATCTTCAACCATTAATGGATAAATTGCATGAATTACTACCAAAGAACCAAGTAGACACGCTGTTAAAACAAGAACGAGTAAAAGGATTACCAGTAGGATTCTTAAGAGGACTCAGTATTAATGCTAGTTATATTATATGCGATGAAGCTCAAAATTTAAGTATTCATGATTTACTTCTAATTACTACTAGAATGGGTAAATTTAGTAAATTAATATTAATTGGAGATATCAGACAAGCAGATATTAAAAATAGTGGATTTGAAAAGATATATAATCTTTTTGATGATAAGAAAAGTAAAGATAAAGGAATATATACATTTAAGTTCGGCAGAGAAGATATTATGAGAAATGATATTTTAGCTTATATTATTGAGAAATTTGAAGAGCTAGATGATAAGAAATAATGTGTAATAATTTTTATGCCTAATATTCACGAACCAAATTTTAATAAAAATGTAATCGAGGTTTACACAGAAGAACCAGGATTTACAGGATATAAAGGTTTAGAGTGGAATAAATTAGATAATATTGAAGATATTTTAAGACAAGGAGTTGTTGTTTCTGGATTTGATACAAATCTTAATACAACAAATTCGATATTAGGTGGTATAAATAATAAAATTTTTGTAACAGGAGATCCATCTCCAGCAGGAGTTCAAGGCGCGATAGTATTTCAAGCAGATTTAAATCCTCAATTTGATGGAGTTATAACTTATCAAGCAGATACAGCGGGAAATGGAAAAGTGGTATTTACTAATTCATTTACAACATTACCAAATACAGGTTATATTAAAAATGTAATATTTATTAATGCTTCAAATTCTACAATAGAAGTTAAGCAAGATAATACTTTTGATTGGGGTGTACCAATTCCAGCAAATACAACTTTAACATTTAATGGTATTACTGGTTTGCAGCAACTTTCCGCTAGAAGATTTGATCAAGCAGCACAGCCTCCATTAACGGGTTATTTTAGATGGGAAGCTTGGCGTAAAAATTCCATTTTAAATTAATATCAAGTGTAATAATATATATTATGCCAAGATATTATAGAGAAGATGGATTTGAATCAATAGCTTTAGTGGCCAGCAGTCAAACTTCTGGAATGATTATACCTGCTCCAGGAACAGGATATAGTTTATACCTTCTTGGATCTTCATCTTTCGCTACTCAAAGATATCAAGAAACAACTGGCTCTGGGCCAAGTATAGTCCATACCGCAAGTGGATCAGCAAATTTTCCATCTACAATAAAAGTAAAAGAAAACACTCTTGTTTACGCAGTAAGCAGTCAACCTTCTTCACTTTTTTATTATATAGATAAAGCTTAAAGGTGTAATAAACAACATGGCAAGATTTTTTAGAGAAGACGGTTTTGAGAGTCAAGCTTCAATAGCGAATATATTAACTGCTGGCGTTTTATTAGCTGCTCCAGGAGCTGGAAAAATAATTTATTTACTAGGAGCAAACTCTCACGCAAATACAATACTAAGACAAAATAATGGTAGTGGAGCAGTTATCATGAATCTTGCTGGTGGCAATGCACATTTTCCTTGTTCAATTAAAGTTGATGGTAGTATAGCTATTTACTCTACAGCAACTGATGCAGTATCTTTATTTTATTACATAGAATAATTTATGAAAAAATTAGAAATTGATTTTAGTTCTAGTTTAGCTGAAAAGAAAAAAGGCAAAGCTCCTCTTAATAAACCATTTAGACTTCCATCTGGAAGTAAAAAGAAATTTGGTGTTTATGTTAAGAACGATAAAGGTAATATTGTAAAAGTTACTTTCGGCGATCCAAATATGTCGATTAAAAGAGACAATCCAGAAAGACGAAAGTCTTATAGAGCAAGACATGGTTGCGATAATCCTGGTCCAAAATGGAAAGCAAATTATTGGAGTTGCAAAATGTGGAGCGCAAAACCAGTCAGTAAAATTACTGGAAGTGAGGAAGAAATTACTTTAGAAGCAGAAGTTCAAGGTAAAAATAAAGGACTTTGGTACAACATTCAACAAAAGAAAAAAAGAATGGGTAAAAATTATCGCCCAGCAAAACCAGGATCTCCAGATCGCCCAAGTCAAGAAGCACTTAAAAAAGCTCAAGCAGATGACTATACTAATCAAGATTACAACTGGGATGGAGAAACAGAATTTGATCAAAATCAATTTATTCAAGAAGATCCAACTTTAAACGAAGTAGAAACAATGGATGACCATGATATGGAAGCTCTTGAAATGAGTGAAAGTCAATTATCAGCAATTGCAGATAAAGCAGAACAACTTCTTGAAGCGATGTCTGATCCAGAAGTTGCAGACGATATATTAGAACCTTGGATTCAAAATAAATTAGCAATTCTTGACGATTATATGGCTACAATTTATGATTACATTATGTATCCATCAAAAGAAGAAGAAATGCAAGATCAACAAAATCCAAATTTAAATCAAAATCAAGCATCTTCTATGTTCAAGGTTGGCGACAAAGTAAAAAATATTAATGCGATGTGCAAGCATTATGGTAGTGAAGGTACAGTTAAAGAAATTCGTGATCTTCCTCAAGATATGGGTTATGCAGTTATATACGAATGCTCAAATAATGGTCCAACTTGGAAAATGGGAGATATGCTTGGCAAAACAGAAATTCAACTTCAAAAAATTAGCGAAGCAAAATGGAGCAAAGAATATAAAGATAGTATAGACTGCAATAATCCAAAAGGCTTTTCACAAAAAGCACATTGTCAAAGCTTAAAAAAGAAATAATCTTATGCCAAATGAAGGGCTTATCTTTCCAAAGTTAAACGAAAGACAAAAAGATCTTTATTTGAAGATTATTGTTAATTTAAATACTTATGGTTATTTTGATAGAGGTATGGGAGCAAATGGGATAGCTTATGCAAGTGCAAATCAAAATCCATTTAAAGATCAAGGAATAGATTGCGAAAATTGTGCATTTTATTATCTTGAAGGTGATGCTCCAAGATGTGAATTGATTCAAGGTGCAATTGAACCAGAAGCAATTTGTAAATTTTGGATTATTAGCGATGAAGATATTAAAAAAGAATCCCAAGCGGCTTTTAAAGTTTTAAATAAAAAAAATAAAACTATTGAAGTAACATATAGATTGGATGAGAAACATATTAAATAAATTTTGGAATTGGAAATCGAAAACATTATCTGTTGGATTAGCATTAATCGTATCTTGGATTGCCTGTTTAAAAATTGGTTTTGAATTAAAGAAATATAACTCAATAACAAATCTTCCTAATTCTTGCTTTGTTGATGCAATGATTTATGCTTCTAGATGTAATCTTCTTTTAGTAACTACCTCAGACTCTTGGAATAGTGTTTATGGTTTTACTTTCGGTTATAAAGACGATAAGGAAGCTGTTCTTGGTCATGCAGTTTGTGTTTTTGAGTATAACAATAACTTATGGATGTATGATCCTAATTGGGGTACATCTCCAATATGTCAAATTGGAGATAGAAAAAGATACAAAGAAAAAATAAAATTGCATATAAACAAAACTTACCCTATAATAGTAATAGAGGATTTTATGTTAAATGATTGGACATATGTTCAAAAAACAAAGAAAAATAAAATGAACAAAACTTATCAAGAGGTGTCTATACATTTAGATGAAAACAAGAAGGAGTAAACTAATACCATGAAAATAAACCTACTAAAAGGGTTACTAAGAAGCACAGCCGCAAAATTAATTGCGGCTTTTTTAATGTCTGGAGCTGTTCAAGAATCTCAAGCAGTAGTATTCTTATGGAATAATACTGGATCAGCATGGACATCTGGTACTAGTTGGACTAATGGTGTTCAGCCTTCATCTACTAGTTCAAGTACCACAACAGATGATATTCAATTTGGTAATTATGGTGCAAATAATAATACAGTTGTATTAACATCTACTAGAGCTGCAGCAAGCATGGCATTTTTAACTAATGCTAATGCATATACTATTAATAGTTCTACTGGCGCTCAAACATTATCAATAAGTAAAGGTCTTACTAATAATTCAATTGCTACTCAAACATTTAATATATTAGTAGAAAATGCAAATAATAGTAATACATGGTATCAAACTTCTGGTGGTAGTTTGGTATTTAATAATACTGTTGGTTTAACAACTGCATCTTCTAGTACAGCTAGAACATTGACTCTAGCTGGTGGTGGTACATTTACTTTCAATGCTGGGATTATTCAAGGATTATCTACTGGTGGAAAATTATCAATTAATAATGCTGGTGGAATTGTTAATTTGAATTCTGCAAATACAATGGGTGGTGGAACAGTAATTACTGCTGGTACAGTTAATATCGCTAATTCTCAAGCATTAGGTACTGGAATTGTTGAACTAGGAGCAACAACTGGAACAACTTATGGTAATAGTATTTTAAATAATTCTAGCGGTTCTGCAATGAATTTAACTGGTTTAACAGGAGTTCTTTGGTCTGGTACAACTCCAGCAGGAATTCAAATTGGAACATCCTCAAGTACAGCAGCGAATAATATAGATTTTGGAAGTGGTTTAGTCACAGCAACCACAAGTAGACAAATGAATATTGCTGGTACTGGAGTTACAATTTCAATGGGAACTCTTACAACAACTGGAACAAGTAATGGTTATACATTTCAATTTGATGGAATTGGAAATACTATAGATCTTGATGGTTGGAAAATTAGTACAGCAGTAACTCCTATTCAAAATGTAATTCATCAATTAAAAGGTACAGCAAATGTAAATGTAGGGACTATTGAAAATGGTACAGCTGGTTGGGTAAATGGTATTGAAATTAATGGAAGTGGTATTAATAGATTAACTGGAAATAATACTTATACTGGAACAACATCATTCTTAAATGGTACTAATATTATTTCTGGTAATAATAGTGCTGCATCAGGGAATGTTTCAATTGCTGGAATATCAGGATCAGGTAAAACTCCATATGTTAGATTAGATTCTATTAATGCTATTTCTAGTTCAAGCACCTTAATAGGATCATCTAGCAGCGCAACAACTGGAACATTAGATTTTAATGGTGGGACAAATTATGTATTTAATTCATTTGCTGGTAATAATATGATCTTTACAAATTCATATAATCAAAAAAGTATGGTTACTTTTACAAATACTGCAAATACTATTACTGCATCATCTGGTACAGCTGGTGGCAGATCATTGTTAAATAATTCTACTAATCTAACTATTGTATTTGAAGGCAACGTAGATATCGGTTCATCTACCACAGCGACAAGTGATACAATTGGTGGCGTTGGTGATTGGCTTGTAAAAGGAAATGTATTTAGCACAACTGCAAATTCTGTTAGAGGATTAAATAAAACTGGTATAGGTCTGTTAGAATTAAGAGGTGCAAATAGTTATAATGGCGATACAACAATATCAGGAGGAACATTACTTGTTACTTCTGGAGGTTCTATTACTGGCAGTACAGCACAACTTAGTGGTGGACTTTTAGATGCAAGAGGAACTATTGGTGATATAGTACAAAATGGTGGATCATTTGATTTGAGAGGAACTGCTGGTACATTCACTTTATTTACTGGTACAGCTAATGTATTTAGTGGAGGTACTTTAGGTAGTTCTTCTTTAAATGGTGGAACTTTACTTAATAATGGATCAATAGGGAATACTGTGGTGGGTCTTGGTAGCACATTAGACATTAAATCAGGTGGTACTGCATTAAAAGCAACAGCTAACGGTGGCACATTATTGATATCTGGATCTGCTCTACAAACTGAAGTTAACTCTGGTAGTGCAACGATTAATACTGGAGGTAATGGTGGCGCCACAACTATTAATGGCAGTACATTAGATGTATATGGAACTATTGGTGCCAATACAATTAATACAGGTGGCCGTTTAAATCTTAAAGCTGGTGGAACTGCAACAGGCACTAGTACTGTAGGTGGAGGAACATTGTTAGTAGAAGGAACAGCTGGTACTGTTGTAGTTAACTCTGGTACAGCTACAGTTAATTCTGGTGGTACTATTGGTAGTACTACTATCAATGGAAGTTTGCTATCAGTAAATGGAAGTGCAGGAGATGTTTTGGTAAATACAGGAGGTACATTAGGTGGCTCTGGTAGTGTGCAAGGTTTAACTCTAAATGGTGGTACTGTGGCCCCTGGCAATAGTCCTGGTCTGCTAACTGCTTATGAGCTAAATGGAAGTAACGGAAGATTCCAATTCCAATTAGGAGCACCAACTACCAGAGGTACTACCTACGATGCAATCAATGTAACTAGTTTACTAACATTAGGAGCAAATACAGCATTTACATTCGAGACACTAGATAATTATACATATGCAGATGGAAATACATATGATTTATTTGATTGGGGTACAGCTGATATGAGCACATTTGATGTAGCAGTATTGCAAGCAGCTCTGCCTGATCTCAACACTGCTAGTACAGATCTGAAATGGAATGTGAGTAACTTCACTATGGATGGTACAGTTAGTGTTATTCCTGAACCAACTGCATTAGAATTATTAACTATCCCATGGCAAGGGTTAAAAGCTCTGTGCAAAATGCAAGCAGAGTTTGCAGAGCAAAATCCTGTTATTGCTACAATACAGACAGGAATATAATCATATGAAATTATTTCTAGCTACATTATCCTTTGTAGCGTTAATAGTTGTAGTTAACTCTATAACCCCAGCAACACAAGAGCCTTCAGCAGGGTCGCTAGCCATGCTTGGTCTTGCTAGCTTAATAACCCTCAGAGTAATGAGGAGAAAAAAATGCCAACACCAAACTCATTCTTAGACCATTTAAGATTATTAAAACTCTCACGTTTTGGTTTTACATTAGTTGAAATGTTAGTTGTAATTGGTATAATTGGATTATTAGCGGGTTTGATATTTCCTGCATATTCAGCTGTTAAACGCAAATCATCTCAAGCTGCTTGTGCATCAAATATGAAACAAGTAGGTATGGCAATTAATTTATTTGCTAATGATAATGATGGTTGGCTTCCTCCTGGTCCAGATGGTCAAACAATCAATACATTTATTCGAGATTCTAGGTATGGAGGCAATACTGCAAATGTTGTTGATAAATCTAATCTTGAATATTATATTACAAATTATATAACTGTTCGATCTATAGGTGGTAAAAAAAGAAAAGGTAATCCAGTCTTTACTTGTCCAGCACATGATGAAAAACATTCTATAATATGGAAAAGAGGATCTTGTTTTGGTGGAGCTGGCGGAGCATATGGCATACAAAATTCAGAAAAATTAATTGGAGTAGATACAAATGATTATTTTTTAGTTGATTTTACAAAGGCTTTTACAAATCATTCGACTATATCTTTAAATGAAACAGTAAAAAATCCACATGGTCAATTTAGAAATCTGTTAAGAACAGATGGTAGTGTAATATTGGAATCTGATACAAAAGTTAGATAGAATAAAGAATGGAAAATCAATTGAGAAACTTATTATTAAATAATTATGAAAAAAGCCTTCCATCTAAAAGGGATACAGAAGACTTTATAAGTAATTTTCATCAATATAGAGCCAAAAAGAAAGCTCAAGAAAAAACACATTATGCTTTAATTTTTGCTTGTTTTTTAATATTAACTATGATAGGATCAATAGTAATGAAGCAAAATAAGAATAATTTAGATATTCAAACTGCAGCAGGAACTGAAAAATGCAATACGCAACTCATGGAAAAAAAGTAGTCTTTGAGGGAGATGTAAAAGAAGTCTCTAATTGGATAAATAAAAATATTGGAGAGCATAATACAGTATCACTTCAAGATCATTTTAAAGATGAAGTTTGGGGAGTATATAAAAATGGAGAGGAAAATTATAGTTACTATTATCAATGCTTGGGACATGGAAGGTATTCCATTTTTATAATACAATGAAATCATTTATAAGATCAGAGGTCTTGCTTTATTTATTATTATTTCCAATAGGTGCAGTTTGTGCATTTTTCTATACAAAAAATGTTGGACCTATAAAGCAATATAATCTTGGTCTTGATTTTGAATATGTACCAGTTGATGAAGGTTCATCTTTTATATGCAAAGCAGAACCAATAGGTGAGAATAGTCATCCTTGGATTTTAAGTTTACAACCAAAACCAAAACCAGTTATAGACACAAATGAACATTATATATGCATAGGCTATATGAGAAAACGAATAAGATTAGTAACAAATTTATGCACAAATTAAATCGAATGAATTTTAACTTTACCTGTCTAATAGATTATGAGAACATTAACTTATCTAGCTATATTAGCATTATCAACTCATAGTGCTTCTGCATCATTTGTATCATTTTTAAAAAATAACGTATATACAGTTCAAAACACAAACAAAGTAACAGCAGTTTTAAATGATAAAATAGAATCAGATACTCAAGTTGGAACTGGCGAGCAGAGCATGTGTGAATTATCATTAGATGATAAATCAGTAACCCGCATAGGCGCAAACGCTTTATTTTCATTTGTTAAACAAGACAGATTAGTTAAATGCGATAAAGGAACGTTTCTTGTTTCAAAAGATCCAGAAACAGAAACTATAACAGTAACGACAGGAAGTGTTACAGCTGCGATTAGTGGCAGCACTGTAATGTTTGATGTAAAAGATGATGCTACTCATATTGCTGTCGCCGAAACAACTACTGGAGTTATTGTAACAGATAAAAATGGTAAATCAATGACATTACAATCTGGTGAAGGAATTTCTGCAACACCAAACGGAATGATATCTTCAAGTCCACAATCTGTTGATGTTAAAGATTTAACATCTTCATCACCTTTGTTTACTGAAAAAGGATTGCCACCACTTGCTAATGACGCTTTAATTAAAGGTGTTGCTAGCGCACAAGAAACTGCAAAAGCCCAAGGTATGTCTTTTACTAGCGAGATAAATGATATAGTAGCGAATAGAACAAGCGCAGTTAATGTTCCTGATATTGATACTGCTGCTGGATCTGAAGTATCAGTTAGTCCTACATCAGTAGGTAGTGGAGCAGGATCAATCTCTGGTTCACAACAATTTAATCCTCTACTAAATCCCAATCTTGTGCCACCTGTAACTTCATCACCTAATCCATCACTAGCGACACCAACAGGAAGCGATCTTGGTCCGCCTCTTGCAAGATAAGATGTGTAAGCCTTATGTATGTTAATTAAAATTAAAAACTGGTGGAAAGATTTAAAATCTTATGATAAATTCTTTTTTATCACTTTTATTCCTGCGATACTTTTTACTCTTTGGGGGTTAAGTGACCTTTATATTAATTACTTTGATTTATTAAGTAAGGAAGATCACCTTCAGTTCTTTCTTAGAGTATTCTTTCCAGTATCAATAGCTACTTTCATTACAGTTCTAGAACACAATAAGAGACAAAAGTTAATAAGAAATATTAAGGACTACTTAGATAAATAATTATTTAACTCTATCTACTAAATAATATATATAAACTAACACAGCAAAACAAATTAAAGTAGTAGATAAGGTCATATTCTTTCTTACACTAGATTAAATTATGTGTAATGCTATATATGCCTATACCTCAACCAAAAGATAACGAAAAACAAAATGACTATATGGGTCGTTGCATGCACAAAGTTAATAAAGATAATCCTAAAATGGAAAATAAACAACAAGTTGCAATTTGTTTAAATACTTATAGTAATCCAAAAAAGAAAAGTAAGGCTAATGAAATTGAAATAGATTTTTCAGAAGATATTAAAAATATGAATAAAGTTGAAGAAATCAAGGTACAGGAAGCTCCAAAAGTTGAGGCTAAAGTAGAAGTTAAAACAGAAGAACCAACGAATACTGCAAGAACTGCACCTGCACCAGCGCCAGAAATTAAAGCTCAAGATAATATAGTCGATATTCCAGATGATCAAAATACTGAATCTTTAGATGGAGAAAAAATTCAAACAGCAATGCTTCAAATGCAAAAGCAATATCAAATTTTCCATTGGCAAACTACCTCATTCTCACAGCACAAAAGTTTTGGAAAAATCTATGAAAGTTTAGATGAAAACATAGATACTTTTATTGAAACATACATGGGTAAATATGGCAGAGTAATCGCCGCTTCTAAATTTAATCTTGAAATGTTCAATTATTCTGATTTGAATTTTAGTACCGCAACAGATTCATATATTGAATTTTTGATTGGATTAAATGATATGCTTGATGAAACTCGAGATTCAGATTTATTAAATATAAGAGATGAAATACTTGGTAGTTTAAATAGATTAAAATATCTACTAACATTAGTTTAAATTAATGAAAAAACAAAATCTTTGGGAATTAGATATTTCAGAAACAGAAGCATACCAAAAAACGTACAAAGGTCAAAAAAGAAGCGAACTAAAAGATAGTGATTTCTTATTTCCAGAAAATCGTAGTTTTCCAATAATTAGCCCACAAGATGTAAGAGATGCTATTAGTAATTTTGGTCGTATGGGTGGAAATATGAGTTATGATGCTTTTATTAAAAAATTATACAAAAAAGCAAGCAGCAAGGGCAAAGATTTTGTTGATGCAATTCCAGAAAAGACTAGAAAAGAACACAAACTGTCCTAATATATTAGGATGCATGAAGTATTAGCAATTTCAGATATTCACCTTGGCGATAAAGATTGTCAAGCTAATCAATTACTTAAAGTCTTAAAAAAAGAAAAAGCAAAAACTATATTAATCGTTGGAGATCTTTTTGATCACCATAATTTAAATAGACTTAATAAAACTCATTGGAAAGTTTTATCCAAATTAAGAAAATTAAGCAAAAAAAGCAAAATTATATATTTAATTGGTAATCACTGTTTCCTTAAAGCAGAATTTATGAGTATTCTTCTTGGGTTCGATTGCAGAGATGAGTATGAATTTGATATAAAAGATAAGAAATTTATAGCGGTTCATGGTGATATATTTGATATATATTTTAGTAAATACAAAAGTATCACAGAATTTATAATTAAATTATATTATATCATTAGGCATTATACTCCATTTGCTGATAATTTTTTTAAACTATTAAGAAAAAAAACAGAATCATTTGGGGAAAAAACATCCAATATAAAAGAAAACGCTATTAAATATTGTGAATTTAATAATAAAGATTCAATTATTTGTGGGCATAGCCATAAACCAGAGCACGACTATGATAAATTTGAATATATTAATACTGGAAGTTTTTGTGAAGAAAAATCTAGTTATGTTATAATAGATAAGAAAGGCAAGGTCAATTTAATTTATTTAGATTAAATTCAAAATTAGTGGTATAATATTGTTAATGAAAAGATATTGTGCTTCATGCGGATCGCCCACAGAATATACGATTAAAAAACCATTATTTTGTTCAAGTTGTGCTAAACCATTTGATAAACTTGATGAAGCACCTACAAAACCAGTAGTACAAAAAGTATTAATGCAAAAAAAGACTATATCAAGTAAAAAATATATAGAAGATATAGATGCAGACGTTGACGCAGATACGGACACAGATCTTGATATGGAAGATGATGTGGATGTTCCTAATATATCTAAATTAGAAGTAGAAGCTGAAGATGAAACTCCTAAATCTAAAGGAATAAAAATAGGCTCACTTATGGGAACAAGTTCTACTCCATCAAAAAGGAGCAAGCAAACAAAAAATAGTAAAACTTCAAAGAAACAAACTCTAGAAGATTTTTCTAAAGAAGCAGGTACATTAAGAAGATCCAGAAAGTAATGAAATCTTCGAAAGCAAGTTTCGAAAGTAAAATTTCGGAGATTAATCAAGAAATAAGTAAAAGAAAGCATAAGTGGAACTTAACTAGTTTAGCTTGGATGGACTTTAACGATGTTTCTCAAATTTTGAGAATACATATATATAAAAAATGGAATCTATATGATCCTAAAAAACCACTAGCACCATGGATCAATAGAATAGTTAGTAATCAAATTAAAAATCTTATAAGAAATAATTATGGAAATTATTCAAGACCTTGTTTAAAATGTGCTGCAGCAGAACAAGAAGATGGATGTAGCATATACGCTTCTCAATGTAGTAAATGCCCGCTTTACGCTAAATGGGAAAAGAGCAAAAAATCAGCGCACAATATTAAACTTCCAGTTGCCCTAGAAAATCATACTCAAGAAGTTCATAACATTATAGAAGATGAAGTAGATATAGAGAAAACAGCCAAAAATATTCACGCTAAAATGCAACAAGTTCTTAAACCTATTGAATGGAAATTTTATGATTTGTATTATGTTCAACATAAGTCTGAAGAAGAATCTGCTAGATCAATGGGATATAAAACAACAGAAAAGAATAGAAAAATTGGATATAAACAAGTCAAAAATCTTAAAAAATCAATTATGATAAAAGTCAAGAAATATTTATATAATGGAGATATAGATATTCATTAATATGAGCGAAAATTTACCAGAGCTTACAGAAGAACAGCAATTAAATCTATTAAATGAATGGAATAATCGCGCAGATAATCCACCATCATTAACAGAATTAGTTAAATTAGCTTTTGGCAGAGATGATCTCGATGGTAGAAGCAAAGAGGGGAAAGCTGTTAAACAGTTTCTCGCAGCAAGACAGATTAAACCACGAAAAAGTCACGAATACCAAGCTAAAGGTCTTATCGAATTAACAGAAGATCAAAAAGAATATATTAGCAATAATTGCGCAACAATGACAGGAATAGAAATAGCTAAAATTTTATTTAAAAATGAATCATTAACAAATCTTTCTCAAGAAACTAGAAGCATTCTTGATTACATGAAAACTATACCAAGCAATATTAAATATCTTAATGACGTAAATGAAAATACTGCTACAGAAGTTTATAAAGCTCCACGAAGCGAAGAAAGAATGGTTGTCAAAATAAATAAATATATATTGGATGGAATTGATAAAGAAAAGATTACTCCGAGACAAAAGAAAGAAGTAAACTCTTTGATTGGCTATATGAATACTTATAGGTTTACTCACCAAATTAATCTTTATAGTGATGAAAATGATAGAGATCTTTTTGAAAGCAGTTTCGTTAGATATACTTATGATAAAAGTGATTTAACTCAAGAAGAAGTAGATCAATATATCGTATTAGCTACAGAAGTAGTAATATCATCTAGCATTCAACAAACAATTACGGCATTACAAGATCAAATAGATATAGCAACTCAAGAAGACGGTAAAATTCCAATGGCAGTAGTAGAAGCTAGCAGTACAGCAAGAAAAGAATATAATGATTGCGTTAATCGTCAACAAAAATTATTACAAGATCTTAAGGTCAAAAGAAGCGAAAGGCTTAGTAAACAAGTTAAAGAAAATGCTAGTATTTTAAATCTTGTTGAAATGTGGAAACAAGAAGAGTCAAGGCAAAAATTATTAAAAATAGCAGAACTTAGAAAAAATAGTATCAAAAAAGAAATTGAAAGACTTGGCTCAATGGATGAATTAAAAGCTAGAATACTTGGAATATCAGAAGATGATATTTTAAACGGATAAATTTATGTCAGTTATATGTAAAGTAGATGGAAAAGAGTTTCCAACCGAAAAGGCATTGCATATGTCACTCAAGGGTTATGGTTTGAATAAAGTTAAATATTACCAAACATATTTTGAAAGACGAGATTTACTAACAAATGAGCTCATTAATTTTAAGACTAAAGAGCAATATTTAAATAGCGATTTTAATGATAAGAATAACATGAAAAAATGGCTTAAGCAACAGCCAATTGAAAAAGCCCAAGAATATTGCAAGCAATTATTATCCAAAAGAAAAGATGAGAAAAATTTAACATATAGCCCTTCTCAAGTAGAGTTAAGAACGATTATGGCGCCATCTATAATTTTCTACAATAAAATATTTAATGATTATTATGATATATGCTCAAGCCTCGGACTAGAGAATAGATTTATTCATCCAAATAATATAACAGATCAATTTAAAAATAAATTAAATAAGAAATCAATTATCTATGTTGATACCAGAGAGCAGAGTTGGTTAAAATTTGATACAAAGTTTGAAATTAAAACATTACCTTTCGGAGATTACTCTTGCAGTAATGATAATTGCAAATGCTTTATAGAAAGAAAAAGTTTAAGCGATTTCATTAGTACATTGAGCGTTAAAAACTTTGATAGATTTAAAAATGAAATAGACAGAGCAAAGAAAAGTGGAGGATATTTGATTGTTATAGTTGAGGAAAAACTTTCTAATGCACTTAGTTTTCAATATCTTCCGCATATTAGTAAAAAAATTAAAGCAACCCCAGAATATATATTTCATAATGTTAGAGAGCTATTACAAAATTATGATAATCTACAATTTCTTTTTGTAGATGGAAGAGGAGAGATGACAAATGTAATTGAGTCTATTTTTACATCAAATTGTTTTTACAAACAAGTAGATCTTCAATTAGCTTATGACCTAAAACTATTATGATATACTCTCCAGATAAATATAAAAAAGATTATCCAGACATTAATACAGAATTAATGAATCTTAAAGGTATTCTTAACGATAAAGATGCAAAAATATCTCTTGCTAAATTTTTAAGAGCCAATTTAGGATTTACTACTGAACTTATAAGTGGTATCAAATTAGCTCCGTATCAAGAAATTCATCTTAAGGGTTTATTAAATAGAAACTTTAGTATGTGCGTATTTGGTCGAGGTTGTGGTAAGAGTTTTATCGCAAGCGTATTTTGTTTTCTTCAATGTGTTTTTGAGCCTAATACTAAAATTCTAATTGCAGGGCCAACTTTTCGAACAGCTAGATTCATATTTAATAATCTAGAAAAAATTGTAAATAGTAAAGGCGCAGAACTTCTTCAACAAGCTTTTGGTTCAAAAAGCAAAAGAAATGATCAATATGAATGGTCGATTAATGGTGGAAGCATTGTAGCTATTCCTTTAAGTGGAGAAAAGATTCGAGGATTTCGCGCTAACGTATTAGTACTTGACGAGTTCCTTTTGTTGTCAGAGGATATTGTTAAAACTGTATTGATGCCATTCTTGGTTGCCCCACAAAATATGAAAGAAAGAATGGAGATTAGAGAAATGGAAGACACTTTAATACGAGAGGGAGCAATGAAAGAAGAAGATCGAATGGTTTTTGAAAATAACAGTAAAATGATAGCTCTTTCTTCTGCAAGTTACACATTTGAGAATCTTTATAAAACGTACAACGAATGGATAGAAAAAATTTATTCAAAAGAAGCCACAGAAGCATCTTATTTCGTATCTCAATTAAGTTATGAAGCTTTACCACTAGAGATGATAGATAAAACAATTATTGAAGAAGCTCAAAACGGTGGATCAAGTCATAGTAGTTTCTTAAGAGAATATTGCGCAAGATTTATTGATGGTAGTGATAGTTATTTTAGCGCTAAAAAGATGGAAGACTGCACGATTCCAAATGGTCAATCTCCACATACTTTAATGAAAGGGATTCCTGGAAAAAAATATATTCTTGGTATTGATCCTAATATGAGCGATAGCCCTAATGCAGATTATTTTGCTATGGCAGTAATGGAGATTGATGAAGAAACTAAAACTGGCACATTAGTTCATACTTATGCTGGATTAGGAAACTTAAAAAATCATGTTAATTACTTATATTATATTATGACTAATTTTAATATTATATTTATAATTTTGGATAATGCTGGTGCAGATGTATTTCTTTCTGCCTGTAATCAATCTGAATTATTTAAAAGCAATAATTTAATAATCAATACTTTTGAATTTAATTCTGATCTAGAAGGAGTAGACTATGATCAAGAAATTAGAAAAATTAGAAATAATTATAATTTAGAATCCAAGAAAATAGCTTTTAACCAAGTCTTTACAAGTAACTTTATTCGTAAAGCTAACGAGCATCTACAAGCATCTATTGATTATAAAAAAATATGGTTCGCTAGTAAAACTTGTGCAAATGATAGCTTTTTTGAATCTCAGTTTAATCAAAATATACCAATAGATTTAATGAAAACAGAGGAAAAGAAAGATTGGTCTACTCTAGATTTTATTGAAAATCAGGATGACTTTATCTATCAAACTAAAAAACAATGCACTCTAGTAGAGCATTCATCTACCGCTAGGGGTACACAATCATTTGATTTACCTCAACACTTAAAAAGAAGTTCTTCAGCGAATAAAGCTAGAAAAGATAATTATTCTGCACTTTTATTAGTAAATTGGGGTTTAAAGTGCTATAATGATATAATAAACGCACCAAAAGAAGAAATATCACAGACTTTCACCCCAATAATGATAAAATAAGTGTAATATCTTAAAATAAATGAGTAAAAAAAATAAAATCCAACAAGTTGAAGCATCTATAGCTATACCAAAAGAAGAAGCAACACCATTAATGGTATATGGATCTGATTCTTCTAGCGCCAAAAGAGCTAAAATATCTGAAATTAGAGCCAATACAACCTCAACAAGAAGAAATGCTGCGTCCACCATAGAAAGAACTAATAGATTCACTAATATTGATACAGGATTAATTCCTTTTAGATATTCTAATTATGTAAAAAATCTTTCAACTTTAGATGTTAGAGATGCTATTATTTTATGCCAAAAGGCTTATTATAATGTAGCTATTTTTAGAAATACAATCGACTTAATGACAGAATTTTCTGATAGTCCAATTTATTTAACTGGCGGAAGTCAAAAATCAAGAGAATTTTTTGAAGCATACTTTAAGAAAATTAATTTAGCAAGTTTCCAAGATCAATTTTTTAGAGAATATTATAGAAGTGGAAATGTATTCACTTATAGATTTGACACTTCTTTAAGTAACGAGCAACTATTAAAAATAACACAAACTTTTGGTTCTAAATTAAAATCAATTGCTCAAGATGGATTAGTAAAACTTCCAGCGAGATATACTATTATTAATCCAGCTGATGTTTATGTTGGTGGCACGGTGAATTATGCATTTAATACTTATTATAAACTCTTAAGTGATTATGAATTAGAAAGATTAAGAGATCCTAAAACAGATGAAGACAAAGAAGTTTATGAATCTTTACCTCAACAAATTAAGGATCAAGTTAAGAGCAAAAATAATTCTTACATTTTATTACCAATTGATCCAAAGCGACTTGCAGCCGTTTTTTATAAAAAACAAGATTATGAACCACTATCTATCCCGATGGGATTTCCAGTACTTGATGATATTAATTGGAAACTCGAAATGAAAAAAATGGATATGGCAGTTACAAGAACAATGCAACAAGCAGTACTTCTTGTCACAATGGGTACTGATCCAGAAAAAGGCGGAGTAAATCAAAAAAATCTTCAAGCGATGCAACAGTTATTTGAGAATCAAAGTGTTGGCAAAGTTCTTATTGCAGATTATACAACTAAAGCAGAATTTGTAATTCCAGATATTGGCAACCTTATTGGACCACAAAAATACGAAGTTGTTGATAGAGATATTCAAATTGGTTTAAATAATATTCTCATAGGAAGTGAAAAATTTGCAAATACAAGCATTAAAGTTCAAGTGTTTGTTCAAAGATTAAAGCAAGCTAGAGAAGTATTCATCAATGAATTCTTAATTCCAGAAATTAGAAGAATGAGTAAAGATATTGGCTTTAAGAATTTTCCAACTCCAACTTTTCAAGATATAGACATCAAAGATGATGTTCAATATTCTAGAATTTATAATAGGCTAGTTGAATTAGGAGTATTAACCGCAGAAGAAGGATTAGCTGCAATTGAAACTGGAAGATTACCAACTCAAGAAGAATCTCTAGAATCTCAAAGGAAATTTAAAGAATTAAGAAACGAAGGTCTTTATCAACCGCTTATTGGTGGATCAACTCCTCAAGCAGGAAGACCAGCTGGCACAACTGGAATACCTCAAAGCACTAAAAATGTAAGTCCAATTGGTAAAAAACCAGCTCAAACTAAAGCTAATTTTTCAATAACAAAAATTAAAGAGAATATTCTAGCTATTCAAACTCTAGAAGAAGAGGTAAAATCTGCAGTTAGAAAGAAGTTTAATGTTAAAAAATTGAGTAATCAGCAAAAAGAAGACGCTGAAAAGATATCCGAAATTATTATAGCTAATGAAAATCCAACAAATTGGGTATCTAAAATTGAAGAGTATATTGAAAAACCATTTGATAAAAATCAAGACAATGTCAACGAAATACAAGAAATAGCAGCAGAACATCAAGTAACTGGATACTTAGCTAGTATATTATATCATAGTAAGTCTAATTAATTTTCGTGTAATTTAATTAAATGCGAACATTTAATGGACTACAAATTTTCACAAATCAGTTGACTAATTCTGGTCAATTAGACCTAAGATATGTTCGTATTAGCGGAAATAATATACCTGCAAATATTTATCTTGGTAACTTAACTCAAGATTATGCTTTTTATAGTAATACAAATTTTAATATAATAAACTCTTTTAATGTTTCTTATAATGATACTTTTCAACAATATACTGGATATATGCCAGAATTAATAGATAAAAAATTAATAACTGTAAAAAATTTATCATCAAATAGTACTTTGACTATTAAAACTTATGATATAAATCAAGTCTTTGATAAAGCGGATAATATTTTTTACCTGTCGCCATTAGGAGCTTATAGCTTTCTTGGTATAAATAAAATAAATTATTCAGGATGGATGTCCATGAATTCAACACTAGGGATTAATTAGGAGATATACATATGGCAAATCCAATTGGTTTTTCTACAAGTTACGATGGATCTCAATTACAATTAAGCTCTAACTCAAGTGTTTCTACTTTTGAATTATCTAATAAGTATTGGGGATTAGGTACAACTCAAATGAATGTAACTGGATTTAAAAATCAAAATGTTAATTCAATTTATAATTCAGCTCATCCATATGAATTTCAATATCCAAGTGAATTTTATTATATTGGACCATATATATCACAAGATCCAGGTTTTCCATATGCAGATAATTATACTATAATTCGTCTTCAGTCTGGATTTAATCAAAATGGAAATCCTTATTATACTTATACATTAAATAGTGGGGTAAAATGGAGATCTAATCCATATGGACCAGGAAATGAATATATCGTTTATACTTGGGGAAAATTATTAGCTAGTGGAAATGGAATTGATGATAAACCATGGAATTCAATTTGGAATAGTGGACAATTTACTTTTAATCCTGGAAATAGAACTTCATATTTTAAAATATTACCATCAACTCTAGATAATGATGGAGGATATAAAATATCACTTGGTGAGAACGGTCTCATAGATTCTGCTGGATCAACTGAACTAAAAATATTTTTTGGTTCCGCAGGAATAGCTATTACTGACGAAGAAATAAGTTTTAGTAGGTCTATAGTTATTCCTGGAATCATTTTTCAAGGCGAGGATTATACACCATCAACCCCTACATCATATGGAATTAGTGGTCAAATCAAATATGATAAAAATTATATCTATAGACACAATGGAACAAATTGGACAAGAACAGCAATGTCCACTTGGTAAATTTTAATAAAAATAAAAGTGTAATCCTTTATAAGGATTAAGGATAATGGCTAGAAATAGAATAATCTATAATGTAGAAGGTTTGTATGTTGCTCCATATAGCGGAGAACAAAAAGCTGGTTCTGATTATTATTTAGCTAATAATATTATTCTTAAAAGATTAGAGAAAATACAAAACTTCAATTACTCAATCCAACAGCCCAGATTAAATGCTCAAGGCTTTGGACAAAAACAAAATATATTTCGTGGAATTTCTGGACCACCAGAAGTAACTTTTAATTTTTCGTATATTCCTGATGGTGTAACAAATGAAAATAGATTAGATTTTAACGTTAATCATTTTTCTGGCTTTAATACTCCAATGTTTTCTGGGTTATGCACTAATAGTGGATTGCTAAATGATAGAGATTTTTATCTTGTAATAAATAAAGATAATAATGATTTGTTTTCTGAAAATGCAACTTTAAGCAATTCTTTAATTAATCCAACTGATGTTACTCAAATAATAAATTCAAATAGCAGAAATTATGGGTTATTGCATTTTCAAAACTCTTATCTTAATGAATATTCATTTAATGTTTCGCTCGGAAATTTGCCAGTAGTAAATCAAAGTTATGTTGCAGATAATATTGTTTTTTATACTAGTGGATCTGGCGTAAAGTATACTTCTTTAGATTTAATATCTGGAATCAATCAAGTAAATAACGATACAATTATTATCCCAAAAGCTTTAAATTATAATCAAACTGCAATTAGTGGACAAAATATTCTTTTGCCAGGAGATGCAACCGTTAGTTTTTATACAAGTAATACTGGGGTTTTATTTTATACTGATACAATTCAAAGCTTAGATTATTCATTATCTTTTAATAGAAAGTCTTATAAAGCAATTAATTACAAATTCCCATTATTAAGAAAAATAGAATTTCCAATTAATGGAAAATTAAATACCAGTTTTGTTGTAAAAGAAGATTTTGAAGGTTCATTTTTTGATACATTAAATAGAGATGATGATTATAATGTTGTTGTTGATTTTAGTAATTCAAGAAAAGGAGTAGATAAAACAAAATTCACTTTTAGTGGTTGTAAATTCACAAACATTAATTACGACTCTTCTATCGGAAGTAATAAAACTGCTACATTAAGCTTTGATTTTGATCTTGATCCAGATTTTGGAAGAAGAGGGTTATTTGTTAGTGGAAATGTGTTATATGGAGTTTTGAATAATACAAAGAAAGTATTGATATTTTAATTTTTAACACATATAATATATAGTGTAATATCTTATGAAAGCTATGCTATCTAAAATCTTTGGCGCCAATTGGAGATCTTCCACTTCTGGAGTTACCACAGTAGTAGCAATTACTACTGCAATAGCAATTCACTCTGATCCTACTTTGGTAGCATTTCTTCCAGACGTAGCAGAAGTTTATATTATAGGAATTGCAAAATTAGTTGCAGTTGTTTCTGGTATAGTTTTTGCATTAACAGTAAAAGATGCAGCAGTTACTGGCGGAACAGTAGCTCAAACAAGTGAAGCAAAAGATAGAACAAATGGAGAAAATATATGAATAAATTACGATTAGTATTAGTTGCTCTTTTGAGCATATTTCTTGGTGCTTGCGCTACAACACCAACTGGTAAAGTTGATCCAGCAACAAGTGTTTCAAATGCACTTCCTTATGTAAAACCAGCAGTTGTATTAGCTTGCACAGTAGTTCTTGATCAAGCTCTTTCTCCAAGTGATCGTATAGAAAAAGCTAAAATGATTAACCATGTAGCAAGTATCGTCGAAGGACTAACAACTGGAAATGCTCCAACTCCAGCAGAATTACAAAAAGCTTTAACAGATTATCTTCCAGAAGAAAAAACTCACTGGGTAAATTATGTTAGTGTTATCAAAGATATTTATGCTCAACAATTCGCAAGATTAGATGGTAATACAGCTTTAGCTATAAAGGTGCTTAACGCTATTGCATCTGGATGCAAAGATGCAACAGCAAGTTACGTAGAATAATTATGCCAACTGGAATACTCCAAGCATTACTCTCGGCAGTATCTGGAATATTCTCTGCGATTAATAATGTATTTGGTGCAAAAAATACAAAAGAAATGAAAGAGCGCCAACAAGCTCAAAAAGAAGTTAACCATCAAAGCGAAATAGAAAAAGAAGTACAGGAGAAAAACCTTGAAGAAATTCGTAAGCGCATTAGTTCTTAATCTTTTTCTAATTGGTTGCGCGACAGTAACCCCAAATAAAATACAAGATGATAAATCATCTTATGATGCAACCACTCCAAAACAATATGATAAAGACAATAGCGGGTTGATTTCTTTTATTGGAGATGATGCATTAATTACAAAACAGGCTAGAGATAGATATAATAATCTTATTGAAATGTATAAGATTAAATTTAAAAAAGAAAAAGCAATAGAACTAAAAACTGATTCTGGAATTAAACCCTATAAAGATAATTTTAATAATGAATTATATCTTATTGATAGCGAACATCTTGTTTATTTCGGAGTTTTAAACTCTTGGTTAAAAGAAAAAGTTCCTCAAGATAATATAATAGACAAGACCATAGATAAAATAAATAATTAAATTATATGCCTAGCACTACTTATTCGTATGATGCAGGAACAAACTCTTATTTTGTAACTGGTGGTTGTGGTGATGCAACTATAACTATACCAGATACATATGATGATGGAAGTCATGGATCTCGTCCAGTAACAAAGATTAATGACAGCGCTTTTACAAGCTGCACAAGTTTAGTAACTCTTATAATAGGCAATAACGTAACAACAATTGGAGCTTATGCTTTTCAATATTGCAGTAATTTAACTTCAGTTACATTTCCTACGAGTAGTTTAACAACAATTGGTAGTAGTGCATTTTGGGGAAGTGGATTAACTAGTGTAGCTATCCCAAACTCGGTAACAAGTATGTCAGATAGTATATTTGTAAATTGTACTAATTTAGCTAGTGCTACTTTACCAATTAATGGAACTATCACTATAGTTCCTCAAGGAACATTTGTAAATTGCACATCATTAACATCAATAACTATACCTTCAAATTATACAACAATTTTTAACGATGCTTTTACTATATCTGGCTTGCAAACAGTAATATTAAATGAAGGATTATTAGATATTAGAATTCAAGCTTTTTATGGATGTAGATATTTAAGAGGTACTTTAACTATTCCTAATAGCGTAACAACTATTCGCGCTAGAGCATTTGAAAAAACAGGAGCAGCTCCATCTGGATCAAATGAATTTAATGTGGTAATTGGCTCAGGAGCAACAAATCTTCAGTCTCATTGTTTTTATGAATGTTATGCTAAAAGTTTTACTTTTATTCCAGGAAATTTAACAACAATTGGTCCTGGAGTTTTTTATGGTTGTATTTATTTAACAAATTTATCTATTGCAAATTCTGTAACTACTATAAATCCATATAGTATAGATCCAAATGGTTATGCTTATACAGATGCACCATTTACTGGAACTACTTTAAATAATTTAACTATTGGAGATGGATTAGCTATAAGTAACCACGTTACTTTTTCTCAAATATTTGTTGGAGCAAATGTATCAAATTTAATACTCGGAAAAAGAATAACTGCTGTTCAAAATACTTCATTCAATCAGTCTGGAAATACATTTAGAAATAATTTAAAATCTATAACTTTTCAAGGAACAATGAGTTCACTGGGAGCATCTACTTTTGGACAAGCTGGTGGGCCAACCATGTTTAATTTAACTGAAATTTTTTTTAATGAGTTTACCACTCCATTTAGTTTTGGTGCAGGAATGTTTGATTATCTTGATTATAATGTAAAAGTTTATATTAAATCAAAACAAAATCTAAGGATACTTAAAAAATGAAAAATATTTCAATTACTCATAAAGGTTTAGGAAAAATTAGTGTGAAAAATTTTGCAGACTCTATAAGTTATAATGGTCCAAATTTAATAAAAAATCCTAATTTTGATCAAGATAATTATTATCCTTACGATGGATATGATAATAATTACTATGGAAATACTTTTGATGGTTCAGTTATTATGTCTAAATATTTGCATAATTCTCCATTAAGATACGATTCATCTTCATATTTAACTTTATTTCGTAAAACTTTTCATATAGCAAAACCACCATATGATACATTACCATACGATTCTCCATTACAAAAAAGATTCATGAAAATTTTACCAGTTGGAAATAGATTTGCATCAGTAAATACAGATCTTGGATTATTAAGAACAATTTCAAGCGTATATTCTCCAGCAGGTGGAGGTGGAGATACAGATTTAACTAGTTGGGTAAAATATTCATCAGAAACAATGGGATTGCAAACTTGGGGTCGTGCAGCATCAAAATTACCTATATCAATTCCAGCAGAAGCAACAACTGTTAATTTTGGATGCTCTGTTAGAATAGCGAAAAATGATCAATTAAGACCTAAAAATTTTGGTGGTATATTTATTAATTTTAAAAAATCAACTTACAGAAGTTATGTAAATTATATTGCAATATGCGGAAATGAAGTACCAACTTTATTAGGAGATGATAATCCATATACGATGTTTAATACAGATTTTAATTCTAATGCAACATGTCAATGGTTAGGACCAAATACAACTAAAGCAAAAGTAAAAAAATTATCTCAAACTGTTCAAGATGATACTTATGATAGTTGGAGAATTATAAATGGATCTGCTACAATACCAACTTTCTCTACAGCAGATAATGATGCAACAAATGGTAGAGCAGAGTATGTATCTTTGCATATGTATTTAGCAGAAAGTTTTGTTTATTTAAATAATAATGACAATGTTGATACTGGCGGAATGTTCTTTTATAATCCTTATCTTTATTTTACTTAAAAATCGTGTAATTTAATATAGAATGAAAACAGAAGATTTCCCAGCAGATTTCATAGCTTCTTTAGCGGATTATGTTACAAATGCTGATCCTGGATATGCTGGTGGATTTGTAATGGATACATCTTATGTTCCAGCAACTTCTACATCTCCAGGAACAGCAGGACAAATTACTGCAGATAGTCAATATCTTTATTTTTGCAAAGCTACTAATCTATGGGTTAGAACAGCTTTAGCTGAATGGCAATAAAATGGGCGAAATTTCTTTTTCTTATAATCAAGCTAAATCAAATCAGCTTTTGATTTATAAAGAGAAACAAGGATTGGGTTATTTATCTACTTTTTTTCCACCAATTATCGAACCCGTACCAGTAGGTGGACTTTTAAATTTATATAGTTACAGTACTTATTATCCTGCAACTGTATCATCTCCAGGTACAAGTGGGCAATTAGCTTCAGATGGTAACTTTATATATTATAGCGCAGGATATGATAATTGGATAAGAGTTTCCATGGCTGAATGGTAAAATAATAAAATGCTCTCAAAAAAATCCTTAGATCTTATATTAGAGTTTGAAGTTGGTGGTGGAGAAAACTATTATAATAAATTTTTAAAAAATCCAACTTGGCCAGAAGGCCAAAGTGGAGTTACAATTGGAGTAGGTTACGATTTAGGTTATGTTAATAAAGCTGAATTTACTGAAGACTGGAAAGATTTGCCAAAAGAAATCTTTGATAGATTATATAAAGTAGTTGGTATAAAAGGATACAACGCAAAGAATCTTGTTAGAGGATTAAAAGATATTAGTATTCCTTGGGATCTTGCATTAAAAGTTTTTAACAATAAAACAGTAACAAAGTTTTGGAATTTAACAAAACAAACTTTTCCTAATTTTGACAATCTTCCAGAAGATGCAAAAGGAGGGTTAGTTAGCCTTGTATTTAACAGAGGAAATGCATTAGAAGGTGATCGCCGCCGCGAAATGAAATTAATAAGAGATGGAATGGCAATTACAACTACTTATGATCAAAAAGCTTTATCTTTTATAGCTAATCAAATAAGAAATATGAAAAGAATATGGATTGGTGGTAGCATTGAAAAAGGAATGACCAGAAGACGAGATGCAGAAGCAAATTTAATAGAAAATTCATTAAATAATTAAAATTAATTAAAAATATATGCCCTTTTTGTGTATATTATATATAAGAATATGAATTACAATTCTGAACAATATGGCTTTGATTTGATTAAAGCTAAAAGATCTGGTCCAAAGTCATCTGCCCAAACACCATCAAAACCCTCAGAAAGAAAAAAGGGCTCTTCTCGCAATAAACCTGGAAGCGCAGGAACAAAGAGTGACAAAGCAATTGAATTTTCTAAAAAAATCGTTGAAGCCTTAAAAAATAAAGTAAAAGAACATAATAATAAAAATAAAAAGAAAGTAACCATAGGTCAATTAAAAAAAGTATATCGTCGTGGCGCTGGAGCTTTTTCATCTTCTCATAGACCAGGAAAAACTCGTGGTCAATGGGCAATGGCTAGAGTAAATATGTTCCTTAGAATGGTAAGTGGTAAACCTGTAAAAGATGCATATCGTAAAGCTGATAGCGATATCGCTCGTGCTTCATTTAATGATTACACTATTGAAGCTGCATTTGAACCCAATGAAGAAGACTTCTTGCAAGCAGACGAGGACATTAAAAATTTTGATTTAAATGATTTTGATTTTAATAGTGCTGAAGAATTATATTTAGAAGATGAAGATGATGGTGTAATTATTTACGGACTAGGGAATAATATATAAAAATATGAATTTTGAATTTACAACCACATTTGCTAATTTACAAATTAAACCACTAGTTAGTGAAGAGAAGGATAAATATCTTTCTCTTGCCTCTATTGATAGTTTAAAGAAATTTTTACCAGAAATCAATACAGAAAAAAATGTAGATCTTCTTCCTATAGCTTTTGATGCATGTGTAGTTAATAGGGTTAATAAAAATGGCGATGTAGTAAATTCATTAACTGCAGCAGAGATGCTTAAAGACTTTATAAATAAACCAATTAATGTTGAACATGATAGAACAAAAGTGGTAGGTTGCATATTAACTGCTAGTTTTAGTAAATTTGGCACAAATGAAGTTCTTGCCGAAGATCAAGTAAAAGATATGAAAGAACCCTTTTATATTACTCTTGGCGGAGTAATATGGAAGATTATTAATCCTCAATTATCTAATCTTATCGAAGAGAGTAATGATCCATCTAGCGAAAATTATATGAACGTAAGCGCTAGTTGGGAACTTGGATTTAATGAATACGACTTAGTTCTTATTAATGATAATAATAAAAACTTAGAAAATGCTAAATTTGTATCTGACGAAAAAGAAAAAGATAAATTAAAGAAAAATTTAAAAGCTTTTGGTGGTTCTGGTAAAATAGATAAAAATACATCTATTTATCGCCAAGTACTAGGAAATGTTATTCCATTAGGGATAGGATTAACAGCTAATCCAGCTGCTGATGTGCAAGGAGTAGCTACCAAAGATGAACAAAGTTTAGAAGTTGAAATTTCTAAACCAGAGGAAAATGACCAAATGTCAGATTCTTCTGATATTAATTGTGAAAATAATATTTCACAAGACGAAGAAAATACTGTAAATGAAGAAGGAGTTATAAACAGAATAATTATGAAAATAGAAAATATCAATCAAATAACAGATGAGCTTTTGAAGCAAGTAACTGCTTCTAGCATTTCCGATTTCATTCAAGAGGAACTTAAAAAAGCCTCCGAAGCTTTCACAGCTGAAAAGAATGAAAAAGATAACGCTATCAAAGCTACTCAAGAAAAATATAATGCACTATCTACTGAAAGTGAAAAAGTAAAAGAAGAACTAGAAAAACTAAAAGCTTCTCTTGCTAAACTTGAAGAAGAAAAAGTTGCTAAAGCTCAAGAAGAAGCCTTCAATTTAAGAATGGCTGCTTTTGACGAAGAATTTGACCTTTCTGATGAAGATCGTCAAGTTCTCGCAACTGATATCAAAGATTTAAATGATGAAACTTTTGCTGCTTATAAAAATAAGATGGCAGTTCTTATGAAAGAAAAAAATAAAGCTGCTAAAAAAGCAAAAATGGATAAAGAAGATATCAAAGATAAAGGTATCGATGAATCAAAAGAAGACAAAAATGGTAAAATCATTAAAGCTTCAACATCTTTAGAAGTAAAAGCTTCTGAACAATCTGCAACCGAAGTTGTAGATGAAGTTCTCGACAATTCTAACGTTGAGAAGAATTCGATTCCAAATTCTACAACAACCGCTGAAGTTTCGCTACGTGAAAAATATAGCAAAGCTTTCGGTCTTGAAGGATTTGATATTAAATAATAAACAAGGAGAAATAAATTTATGGCATTTACATTAAGACCATTAAGAGATTACAGCGAACACGATGTAGTCAACTTCTTTGCCGTTCAAGCAGATCAAGACGCCAATGGCGTTATTGCTGCTGCAGGCACAGTAGTTAAAGTCACAGGAAACGGTTTCCAACCAGTTGTAGCTTCTACAACTCCAGGTGGAACAGGATTTCTTGGAACAGTACCAGTTGATTTAGGCGCTACTCTTGGAGTTGCAGGCCTAAGCAACGTCGTTTCCAACCGTTATGTTGTAAACGCAAAAGTTGCACCAGCTGTACAAAAAGATTTAGCACCACTAGGAATTACTCTAATGGGCACTCAAGAGCTCGATGAAAATGGTGAAAAACTAATTTTCAAACCTCGTAAAGCTGCCGAAAAGGGAGTAGTTATCAGTGGTCAAGCAGTACCAGTTCTAACTAAAGGCGTAGTAGTCTATAGTGGAAGTAATATTGCTAACACAGCCAACGTTGGTGATGGAATTTACGTATCAGCAACTGCTGGCGAATTGAGTACAGTCGCAGGGTCTGTTAAAGTTGGTACACTATTAAGTAAGCCAGTTAACAACGTTGCTCTAATCAAACTCAACTTCTAATTTAAGGAGAATTATAGAAAATGAAAATCAAATTAAAAAATACACCAGAGCAAGTTGAGCTTGTAAAAGCTATGGGTAGCAGAGATGTTACCGTAGCTCGTGAAGCCACCGAAGCTTTTGCCGCTTTCATTGGACCAGTAGTAGCCAAGGTTCTAATGCAAGCTGGTACAGCCAGTGCAATTTACACTGATGCACCTTATGATGAAGATGATAATCCCAGTATTCCTCTTGATCTATGGTTTGATCAAGCTCAAGATTATGTTACAGTTTGGAGTCAAAATGTAGCAGGTGGACTTCCTTCTTCAGCAGTTGAAGGATTCAGTGAATTGAAAGTTTCTACATATCGTCTAGATACAGCAGTCAGCTTCCTAAAGCGTTATGCTCGTCGTGGACGTATTGATGTAGTAAGCAAAGCAGTAGAGAGAATGAGCAATGAAGTTCTCGTAAAACAAGAACGTAATGCTTGGGCAGTAGTATTAAAAGCCCTTGCAGAAGCTCGTACTCCAGCCGTTGGCACAAACAACGGAGTTGTTGGTAGTCAAATCACCACAGCTGCATCAGCTGGTACATTTGCATTGAATGATCTAAACAATCTAATGACACTAGTAAAAAGAATTAATACTTCTTACGCTGGTGGCACAACTGATAGTTCTTATGGTCTAACCGATTTATTCGTTAGTCCCGAGATCAAAGCAGATATCCGTGCATTTGCTTACCAACCATTCACAACAACTAGTACCACAGCTGGAACAAATCTTCCAGATGGAGTTCGTGAAGAAATCTATCGTGGCGCAGGAGCTCAAGAACTTTATGGAGTAACACTTCATGAACTCGTTGAACTCGGCGTTGGAGCAAAATATAACGCTCTATTTGATGCTTTCAGAGGCGCACAACCTTTTGACAGTGTCACAAGAGAAATTCTAGTCGGTCTTGACCTAAGCAGAGAAGGCTTTATCCGCCCAATCGCTCGTCAATCCGAAACAGGCGCAACATTCAGCGTTCTTCCAGACGATCAATTCGTTGCTCGTTCTGAGAAAACTGGTTTCTACGGTTCTCTCGAAGAAGGCCGCGTTTGTATTGATGCCCGCACAGTTGCAGGATTAATTGTCTAATTAATAATTAGACTAATTTAAAGGCCCAGTAGGATAATCCCTACTGGGTCTTTTTTTAAATAAAACATTAGAAATTGGTGGCATTAGATTTATAATATATTAAGGAGATTATTTACATTTATGCCTAGAAAATCAATAAAATTAGAAGACCTTTCCCAAACTCATGGAAAATTAGAAAATATTCAATATAAAACACTAGATCAAATTTGGGGTGATACTGGCTCAGGAAAGTATTCAACTAACAACGAGAAAGAATACTTGAGTTTTCTTAACGATTTAAATAAGAGCGATCTGCAAGCTCATGCAAATAAAATTGGTTTAGTACCAATTGATAATAGAGAAACTCTTACCAAGAGATTAGTAGCAGAATTTAAAAAGTTTACTTCACTTTATAAAGTTCCAAAAAATATAGAAAGCAAAGCTAATCTAAATAAGAAAACAAAAGATATTTTGTCCGAAGGTAGATGATATCTCTGTAAAAACTTTTATTTTATTAAAATAAAAGTGTAATTATTTAGTAAATGAATACTACTACTGGCAATTTATATCTTCAAGTTTATAATGCTCCGTCAAATAAATACATAGAAATTCCATCTAATGTAGGAACAATAAGTTTTCTAACTACTCCTACTGGTTTTACTTCATATGCTACCACAAGGAATTTCAGTGGATTTTATTTTTCTAGACCAGTAAAAATTAATAAAGCAATTGAAATGTTGCCAATTAATATTGGCGCTAATAATACCACTGGAAATGTAACTTATTCAATAAATATTGGTGCTGGAAATAATGATATTTTTACACGAAGTTCTTATATAAACGCACAAGCAGTATCTGCTACAAATTTAGGAATTTTAAATGGATCAATAGATTCAACATATTCTACAAATTTAGGTTCATGTAATAGTTTTGAAAATGCTCAAAGTTCTTTAAATTTAGGATTAGATAATAGTATTTCTGGGTCTTTTAAAGGGTTAAATCTTGGATTTAGTAATTCTATTACAACTGGAGATTATAATCTTATTTTTGGATTTAACAATTCTATAAATAGCGGTTTAAATATACTGCTAATTGGAACAGATAATACACAATTAGCAGTTATAGAAAATTCAAATATATTAGGAAATTTCAATACTGCACAAAATGTTAATTTCTTAAATTCACTTGGTTTTTCAAATATTTTCTCTAATTTAGATAATTCATTTAATTTAGGAAATAGTAATAAATATTATGATTCAAATAACATAACAATGTTAAATAATTCTAATACTATTTCTGGTTCAAGTAGTGAAATTATTTTAGGAAATTCAAATACATTAATTAATTCTTCAGCAGATTTGATTATTGGATCCAATAATATTACTAATTTTACTACAGGTAATAATATCAATGGTAGTAATAATAATTTAATAAACGGTAATTCAAATAATATTTATGCTTCGCAAAATTCTATTTCTAATTCTAATTCAAATTATATATTTGGTTTATCTAATGCGGCTTCTGGTTTATCAAATAGTATTGTATTAGGATTATACAATTCTCTTGATCAATCAATTATAAATCAATTATATAGAATAGAATTAACTGGAATAACTGGAAAAGCTGCAGGACAAACGCCTTTTACAGGAATTACTGGATATCGCATGGTTAAGTATATAGGGGTTCCTGGTAGCGGAGGAAATAATAATTTTATCGCAGGGCAGTTTAATAGTACAAGCTTAAATTATAATTCTTATATTATTGGAGAAAATAATCAAGTACTAAATAATGCAAACTCATATATATTTGGTACAAATAATTATCTAGAAGAAAATAACTCTTCTTTTGCGTTTGGTGCAAATAATTCAATTTCTGGTTTTCAAAATTATGTTATTGGAAATAATAATTCCGTAAGAAGTGGAGATTATAATTCTATTCTGATTGGTATTTCTCATCAATTTACTGGAGCTGATAAAATAGCATCAGTAAATATTGCCTCAGTAAATAATAGAATAGAAGTTAGTCCTTCGGATATTAAATTAACTTCAACAAATAGACCAAAAATAAATGGTGAAAATATTATAATTCAAAGCGAATTTGATACAATAAGTAACTCTATTAAGCAAAATAGTTCAGGATTATTTTATACTGATGTATTTCAAGACCCTAACTATGATAAATTAGCAGATAGAATAATTTTACCATCTTTTAATTATAATTCTGGAGCAAGCACAAACATAACATCTCCTCAACAAGAATTGACTAGCACATCATCTTTATCTCTTAATAATTTTAACATATTTTCCACAACATCTTATACTGGTCCTAGATTTAATGTGATATTTGGAAATCATACTAACTCTCAATTTTCTCCAGCATGGCTAGTTGTTGATAGGTCAACCTCTGGAGTTTATTATAAAAATGATATTACTCCATTTAATGCAACTCCTCAAACTGGATGGATAGCTACTGGTTTTGCAGGTGGAATTGGAAATACAGCAAATATTCAAATTAATTTAAAAATGGGAACAAGAACTGGGTTCTTATCGTCTTCATCCTCATCTTTTGGAACATTCTATATTCCAATTGTTTATTAATTCTTTTTAATTAATTTTTAATTGTTTGTGTAATTTATTATATGGCCACTTCATATAATATAAATACTATTCAAGGAGACTATTTACAGCTTTCATTAAGAGTAAGAGATTCAAATAATAATCCAATAAATTTAAGTGGATATGGTGTTAGAGGAGTTGTAAAATATGCTTATGGATACACAGGCGATCAACAAGTTTTAGTTAATTTAAATCCATTTATTGTTTCTGGTAATAATGGGTCTTACTATCCATCTGGGATAGTAAATATAAACGTAGAATCTTATACAACCGCAAGTATTCCAGTAGGAACTTTTGTTTATGATATAGAACGATTTCCTTATGGAGTACCAACTGGTAATTCTATAAAACTAATTAGAGGAAAGTTCATTGTAAGTCCAGAAGTAACATCTTTTTAATTTTATGGCAGATGTAATCGTAGATGTAATTTTGCCAAATGCGATAACCACGGATGTAACTTCTCCGAGTTACCCTACAAACGCTAACGTATTTATTCCTGGAGCAGATGGTCCTCCAGGCCCAGCAGGACCTCCAGGCCCAGCCGCTTCTTTACCAAATACAATTCTTTATACAACTGGAAATCAAATTAAAAGTGGTCGTTTAATAATTGGTGATGATGCAATTAGCATAGTAGATCCAAATTCTCCATATACATTAAGTCTTCAGACAAATAGCCCAAGAACTTGGTTAGAAATTTTAAATAATAGTGGCACTAATAAAGGAGTATTTTTTGGAATAGAGGGTAATAATTTTGAACAATGGAATTATCAAGGTGGAGATATAATATTTTATACAGCGGAAAATGCTTCTGATGGATCAGTAAGATTAACAATAAAAAATAATGGTAAGGTTGGCATAGGAACTAGCGCTCCATCTGAAAAATTAGAAGTAGCTGGAAATTTAAAAGTAAGTAATAGTGGATTTTTTACTAATGGAATTAAAGTCGGAACTGGAGTATATGTAGAACCACAAAGAATAATAATTAACGGTGATCCTGTAATTACTAAATCTAGCCTCAATGCTGTAAGCGGTTATTTTGAAGGAGAAAATATAATTGGATATAAAGCTAATCTAACGCCTCCAGGATTTGATAATTATTATATTCAATTTCCACAAGTACTATCTTCTATTCCAAGATCTGTAGTTTGTACTTTTCAAAATATTATAGATGATATGGCTTATTATTTTACTGTTGGATCAATAACTAATGCTGGATTTTACATAAACTTTAGTGATAATCTATTAAATAATGGATATTATTTAAATATTCATGTTAAAAAATAAAAAAAATGTGTAATAATATGAAAGGAATAAAACTATGATAAGCGCATTTAAACATATTAGACTAAGCGGATATAATTTAACACCAGTTCAAGGAACAGCATGGGACAATAGTTCAAACTTAAGACTTGGTTTTGGAAATAGTGGTTTAGCTTATTATAGTGAACTTACTGGAATTAGTGGTTACCTACAAGGTTTAATTAATGTTGCTAATGCTGACGTAAATAGTATTAATGTTACTGGTTATGCTGGTTCAGGAAATTTAGCAATTACTGGTTTAGATGGTGTTAAACTTACTTTTAATACTCAAACAAATACCATAGAAGTAAATGGTAATAGTGGATATTTTCAAACATTATCAAATAAAATTTCTACTGATTTGGCTACTACTGGTAGCACTTTATATAATTTACTAATTGGATTTAGTGGTGGATTAGATCTAAACTTTGCTTCTCAAACAGAATTTGATACATTAAGTGGTAATGTTGTTCGAACTGGTTTAATTTTAGACAATAAAATTAATAGTTTAAGTGGTTATGTTAATTCTCAAGATACTCTATTCAGTGGACAAATCGCATCAACTGGAAGTATTTTAGATACTAAAATAAATAACTATAGCGGTTGGGCAAGTGGAACATATATTGCAAAATCCAGCCAACAAGTATTTACTACACCACTATCAATTGGATTAGATGAATATCAAATTAATTATCCAGTACCTTTTGGTGGAGCACTACCACCAAAAATTTTAGCAACTCTTGAAGTTCCTGGAAATGTAATGTATAGTTTATCAACAAGATCAATTAGTACAGCTGGATATACAGGGGTACTTTCTGATAATATTTTAGAAGCTGGCGCAAAAATCCATACTTTCGCTTCTACACAATAACTTATCTAGTGTAATATTCACTAGAATAATAGAATTAATAATTCTTTTACTCTTTAGTTCGCCTTAAAAAGCGACAGTTTGGCCTAAAAACCAACAAAAGGAATAAAAAGAAAAATGGCACAGATTTT